ACTTCCCAACCGCTTGATTAAGAAGTCTTTTAGAGCATACAACACCCGCCGCCAATTTGTATTTTTTATATTGCTTAACGGCGAAATGGTCGGGGCTGCGTTCCTCCAAGTCCGCAAAGAGCAAATCGACGGGGGATTGATATTCTTCATCGTCCTCCCGCGTCTCGCTTGCGTTTATGAGTTCAAGCAGCGTCGTAAAGTTCATTTCCTCGGCGGGGGCTTCATACCAAATGTAGCCGATCAGCGCGGAGTATAACAAGCGTTCCGCTTTTACCCAAAAATCCTCCGCGCTTTTTTCACCGTCGCCCTTTGTATTCACAATCAGCGTATTTACCACTTTCAGCACGTCTTTTTCGCTGCGGATATACACAAACGGGTTATAGTGCATGGATTTCTTGAAATTGATAGTATTCAGCACCTTGATTTTATATCCCGCCCGCTGCAAGAGCTTTCCGCACTCCACTAAAACCGTTCCTTTGGGGTCAGTTATGACGTAGGAGCTGTGAAGCTGCATGAGGTTCGGCTTCACAAAAAACCGTGTTTTGCCGCTGCCGCTGCCGCCGATTACCACGACGTTTTTATTCCTCGCGTATTTCGGCTCTTTCGGCCTGCTGTTCATCGTCAGGCGTTCGGTCTGCGTCAAGATGATGTTGTTTTCAAATACCGGGTCGATGTAGGGGGCTATATCCTCCTTGCCGCCCCAACGTGCGCTGCCGTACTCAATGCCCTTGCGGTATTTCTTCGCGTTCTTGCCTTTGACATAGATAATCAGCCGGATAATGACCGCGCCGACAATGCCTATCAGCAAATCAAGCGGGTGCAAGCTCGGCAAGGCGTTTTCAAAGGCCGCTGAAAAGCCCTGCGTAATATGCAGCACCTTTTCCGATATATCCGCGCCGGGGGATAGCCGCGCCGCCTGTCCCACCTTGTCAAAGAGATAGACAAACAGCACATACGGAACATTCGGAAGTATCAGCTTTTTATAATCTATCCGCTTCATATCTCGCGCCCCCTGTCTAACTTCTTTACCTTGTCGCGGGCGGCGTTAAGCTGCCTTGATTTTTCCTTTGCGGCGGTCAGGGCTTTGCGGATTGAGGGCTTTTTGCTCTTGTTCAGCTTCTTTGCGGAAAACTCCTGAAACGCGGCGGTCATAACGTCCGCGTCCCGTCCCTTGAAGAACACAAGATAACAGGGCTTTTCGCCCTTGACCTTTTTCAGCGAAAAATCTATGTTGTACTTCTTTGCCGTACTCTCAAAGGCTTTGATATTGTCGTTAGAGATTTCGATAGTAGAAACGCCCGCGTTCTGCTTCATTAGCTGCCGTATGGTCTGTTTGCCCTGCGGGGTACGGATTTTTCTGTACGTTTCCAAAAACTTCTTAATCCCTTTTTGTAATGCCGCTGCGGTCAGTTTTCCCGCGCCTTTGCCTGCGCGAAAAGACAGCGCGATTACTTTTTGCGTGATTTCCTCCTGCAAGGTATCATCTCCTTTCCCCGCAAAATGCGGTAATGCTTATTCGCCGCCGTAAAAGTCATGGTTGACCTCGGCGGTATAGTAATGTCCCATTGTTGAGGGCGCGGAAAACAGCGTTTTCAAGAGATACGCCCGTATGTTGTAAACCTTTGTGGTGTTCTTGTCGATACGGTCAAAAACATACTCGATATGGAACTGTCCCATTTTCATCAGGCGGCTTTTGACTAACTCGGCGGGGAACTTTTCGCCGCCCACCTTGATGTATTTCGCTGTGCTGCATACCGTTTCAAGCATAAGCTCGACAATTTCATCTACCCGTTCCGGGTCAAACTGGCTGCATAGGGCTTCATACTCGATATTCTCTTTGATGATGTCCCTATATACTGCAACTGCGCTGTTTCCGTCTATCTCGTCAATCCCGCCGAACGGCGGCGCGTCCTCCGGCTCTGCCGGATAGATTGATTGATTGTTATTTGATACATCAGTATTTATTTTTTCTTTCTTTGATATATCTTTATTTAATTGCGTTGGATTTTCCGACGTCGGGTTATCCGTCGTCGGATTTTCCAATATCGGATTGTCCGTTGTTGGATTTTCCAATACCGGGTTTTCCAATTCCGGCGGGTGCTGCGGCTGCTCATAGATGATGTACTCAATAGCGGTCATTTTGCCTTTCTCGTCGCGTCCCTGCCGCCGTGTGATATATCCGACTTTTTCAAGCTCCCATACGGCGGTACGGATAGCGTCGATACTTTCCCGGTTGATATAGGACAGCCCCGCAAGGGTGTAGTCCCAATTATCCGGCAAGGACAGCATTTGCGATAACAGCCCCTTTGCTTTTAAGGTCAAGGTCTTGTTGCGTAGGTGGTGGTTGCTCATTACGGTATATCCCGTTGTGCGCTCCACTCGGAAAACTGCCATTTCTTGATCACTCCTTTGCTGTGGTTTCGTGGAACATTAGAACCGCGTTTTTCGCGGTTTTGGTATAAAGTATCGTCCCCGCCGTTTCCGCACTCTGCAAACCTTGATTTACAAGGCTTTTTAAGCGTCTAATGTTCCATGTCGGTGTCTGCTTTCGGGCATAAAAAAACGGCGTTCCTATCTTCCCGTAAAGGAATTAGTAAACGCCGCTTGTGTGCGTATTCAATTTTTAGTGCATTTCCTGTCTATCCGCTGTCCGTAAAAACATTGATTTTATGGGGCTTTCTGCGGTATCGCTATCACACGCCATTATTATTGACTCATGAGCTGACTTTAGTTGCTTTACAAGTTGGATTATCATCACGGCAAAGTCCATCGACTGAGTCGAAAGTTTATCTTCACGCACTTTTATCCCTCCGATTTTAGAGTACATTATAATTTCAGTGTCTGTAAATGAAGTGTCCGCTTCGCGGACATGAAGTGCAACAATTGCATGAAGCGTCCGGCACCCGGACATTAAGTGAAGCACCGAATATTCATATGCCGCAGGCATACTTCATGCGGCGGCGCCGCTCTTCATTTTTCATGCTCGAAGAGCGCTTCATTTCCAAAAATAAGAGCACTTGCAAAAGCAAGTGCTCTTATTTTTGGAGGCACGTCTTACATTTGAACCGGATGCCTAAAAGTTTATGTCGTTCGATCCGAGACCGTCATCCTTTATTTTCATCTTTATTATATATAAAAAACAGGAGTGCGAATCGGTTCTTTTCCAACTTCGCGCTCCTTAATAAAAGAATCTTTTCTTAAACCTCAAGCGATTCTGTTACTTCAAATCCTCCCTTAAATATAATTACAATTGTTTTGTTACTCATTACTTTTATACACTCAATCGTTCTTCTCACTATCAAATCATCATACTCGCAAAGTGAGAAATCCATGTTTTTTAGCGTTTCTGTTACTCTGTCCAATTCAGAATTACTTTCTTCTTCCTGTGAACTCGTAGCCTCCAATACATCAAGTTGTTCTCGAAGAACCTTTACTTTTGCAAAGATTTTTTCAACCTCTTCAAAATACTTCTCCTTATTTCCTTCAGTAGTTGCGGCTTTCATCATATAATCCTCAGCTTCATCCTGCAACTTCTGAATGCTTAATTTCAGATTATACTTATTAAGGTTACTATCATCATTTGTCACACCATATTCAAGTGAAGCTTTCATCGCATTAAACACTTCATCTTTAGATGGTGCAATTTTAGATAACGCTCTGCATATTGCACTATGCAACTTTTCTTCTCTTACACCTGATGATTTCTTACAAAACTTTGTTCCATTTTCAGTTCGATTCAAACATCTCCAATAAACCTTTTTCCTTCCGTTATCATATTTTACGGCTCGTCTATAACTACTACCACACTCTCCACAAATCAGATCATCAGTAAGAGCATACTTTGAATTGTACTTTCCTAACTCAGTAGAACCGAGGCTTGATTTTTTTCGTTTTGAATTTCTTTTAGCAGTTTCAGCTTGAGCAAGTTTAAATATTTCTCTACTTATAATAGGTGTATGATTATTGCTTACAAGATACATTGGAAGCTCTCCGTTGTTCTTTTTCTTTTTCTTGCTTATGCAATCTACAGAATAGGTTTTCTGCATCAACAAATCACCTATGTATTTTTCATTAGCTAAAGTCCTTTGTACACCTCTGTCATTCCATTCATTCCCTCTTCTTGTGATTGCACCATATTCGTTTAAATAATCTGCTATTTTCTTTGTGCTATACCCATCAAGATAAAGGTCAAATATCTTTTTAACAAAATATGCTTCTTCAGGAACTACTTCCGGTTCACCATTTTCATCTTTCCTATATCCATAAGTATTATAATGAAAACCAAATGTCCCGTTTTTCATTCTCTGACGAACACCCCATTTAACATTAGCACTGATATTTTCGCTTTCAGACTGAGCCATAACACTATACAGTCCGATAAACATTTCACTATCGGTTGTCAATGTATCAATGTTTTGTTCTTCAAAGTACACGCCAATATTCATAGCCTTAAGCTTTCTAACATAGTTAAGACTATCAACTGTATTTCTTGCGAAACGAGATACCGATTTTGTAAGTATAAGGTCAATCTTACCTTTCTCACAATCTCTTATCATATCCTTAAAACGTTCTCGTTTTGAAACCACAGTACCTGTAATACCTTCATCGGCATAAATACCAACAAAATGCCACTTTGGATTTTTGCAAATATGGTCTGTATAATATTCAACCTGTGCTTCATAACTTTGAAGCTGGTCATCGGAATCAGTTGAAACTCTGCAATAAGCAGCAACATTTATCTGTTTATAATCATTTTTATTTGCAGATAAAAGCGGATTCGCATCTATTTTAGTCACCGTTCTAACAGGCTGCATTTATATATTCTCCTTCCTTATGGCTTAAAACAGTGTTATTTACAAATTTTATTGAAATATCACCATTTGCATTAATCATTATTGAATCCACTGTATCAAATAACAGTTGATAATCAAGTGTCTCGATACTATTTCTTTCTTCAAGATAACTTACAAATGCTTTTGTGTACTCTTTATCTGTGAAGTCTGAGCAACAATCAAACTTTAAAGAAGCAATGGATAAAATCTCATTAGCAAATGTTTTAAAATCCCTTGTATTTTGCTCTACTGCATAATCCAGCTCATTTTCCCTTTTTATTATTTCTAAGTTGGTTTTGTATGATTTGGCTTCTGTAACGCCCGGTTCAATGTTACCTGGATTAGCAATAACATAATTCAACAAAGCTAAAACACTCTTATATAATGTTTCATCATCTATGTACTTCCGAGTTTTACACAAATTCTCACAATACCATTTTTCTCGGTTTGAACGTGTAATAAATTTCCTTATGTATCTTTTACCACAGGTAGAACAGAAGGTATGAGTCTTTAAAAACTTCATTTCTTTGGAATCTTTTTCTCTCGTTCCACCTTTACTTGCTTTTTTTGATGAAGCTCTTATATATACATCTTCATCAACAATTTTGGGATGCTTTTCATCACCGATATAATGAGCATTTCCGATTATTCTTGAAACCATATTTTTATTCCAAGTATTCTTTTCCTTGTAATAATTCACTTGACGTTCTGTTAAATTATCTGCTATTGCTTTAAGAGTTAATCCGGATAAATACTTTTCAAATACTTCAGTAATAATTTTTGCTTCAGTTTCATTAACAACGAATATGTTGTTTTCTACTGAATACCCATATAGGCAAAATCTTGAACTCATTAAAAATCAACTCCTAATTTAATTCCCACAAGCAATTCAAAAACCACCTTGTTGTCCGGAAACACAAACACTTTTTCAACAAGCAAATTAAATATTGCTTCATCAAAAACAAATATTGCCTTCGGTGTTTTATCAAGATTGGATTTAAGTTTCCTTATTTTTTCGATAATCATTTCATCTTCATCTGCAGCAACGAGTTTTAATCTTTTATCTCTGAGTGCGTTCAATCTATTCATAATTACCATTGTCTTCTCATAGTAGGAAACATCATCAATAATGTTTTTGGTTTTCAATTCATTATACATACTGTTTTGTTCTGACAAAATAGCAATCTCTCTATTCAATGATGAAACTTCTTCATTCATACTTGCGAGGCTTGTTCTGATTGATATTAGTTGTGATAAAGTCTTATCAACAATTTCTGTTTCGTATAAACGAAGCTTGTTGTAGGCTCGAATAAATGCCTTTTCCAATATTTCATGCTTTATGTTTGGCCCTGAACATTTTCCGGCAGACAAATCATCGTTGATACATCCCCAATACAATTCGCCTGATGAAATAATCTTTCCATAGCTCCAACCACAGTCTCCGCAAAAAATCTTCCTATCGAAAGGTGTTTCTGCAATTTTGCCTGTGTTCCGCTTAGAGACACAAGAAGTAGATATTTTTTCTTGAACTAAGTCGAAAACTTCTTTTGCAATAATACCTTGGTGTGTATTAGTTACATAGAACTTTTCTACCTGACCTTTGTTTCTTTTCTTTTTAAATGGTAATATTTGTGGCGTATAGGTTTTCTGCCACAAGCTATCACCTATGTATTTTTCATTTTTTAGCACATATTTAATGGCTGTTTTGTCCCATATTCTATTTGTCTGTTCTTCTTCATTTATTATTTCGGCAACCTTAGTCATTCCGTTACCCGATAAATATTCCTTAAAAATCCGCTGAACTATCGGAGCTTGCTCGGAATTAGGAATAAGGTTACCGTCGACCAAATCATAACCATAAGGAGCATTTGTAGTTTTAAATTCGCCCCGTTCCATTTTCATACGAAAGGCAGTAGATACTCTTTTCGAGCCTGCCATTGCTTCACTTTGAGCAAAAGCACTTTTAACATACAATATCATTTCGGAATTCATCGTTTCCGTATCAATATTATCGTTTTCAAAAAGCACTGTTGTTCCGTATGATTTTAGTATTCTGATGTTTTCAATACACTCAAGAGCATTTCTTGCAAATCTTGAAACGCTTTTTACAAGAATACGGTCTATCTTGCCTTTTTTTGCATCAGAGACCATTCGCAGAAATTCATCTCTTTTTTCTGCACAGGTTCCTGTTATGCCTTCATCAGCATAAACATCCACAAGAACCATGTTCTTATTTCTGCTTATAAACTCGTTATAATACCTGACCTGAACAATAAAAGAGTTAATCTGGTCTTCCGAATCGGTTGAAACTCGGCAATATGCCGCAACTCTTAATAAGTCATCAGTTTTTTGCTTCAAATTCGGATTGATAACTTGTACTTCCTTCATCGCTCAGGCCTCCTTTCGTCAAATAGTTTATTTAAAAATTCACGCAAAATCCAATGTGCGATTTCTTATAAAGCAACAGCTTTGCACCCTTGACTTTCTGCGTTTTTTATGTTCAATCTATCAAAAACTTCTCTGTTGATTTCTCCGTTTTCAAGAAGTTTCTTGAGAGAGTAAAATATCATAAAATAAGTCAATTCATTTTTTACATTAACTTCCATCAACTTCACCTCAGAATTTTTGTTCAAGAATTGGTTTTCCTTTTCCGTTGTATATTTTAAAAATCTGGTTAATGTGTCTTTTTGTGCCGGCAAGGTCAAAATCACTGATAATCGCCTGACGTATTAACTTTGGGTTTTCAGCACGAAGTTTCCATATCAATCCGTCCATATCGTACTCATTATGGTAAAGCCTGATAAATAAGCAAACAGCAATGATTATTTCCATTTTCAATGATTCAGGTTCGCCACCCCAAGCGTTAATAATGACATTTAAAGCATCCGTATACATTTGGGGACCTAGTTTTTTATACATCGCAAAAGCTGTATTAAGGCAAACCAAATGATTTTTACAAGAGGTATCAGTGAGTTCCAACACAACACCCGTACTTTCGGTTACATTTTTGAATTCAATTGCTTCTGTACTTCCTCCAAAAATCCATGCTCTCATTTTTTCGCTGGGAGTAGGTGCACTACATACACCGTTCTGTGTTGCAAAAAGGAATGCCTCGTCCCGTTCAGTAAGACCTCTGTAAACCTTACATAAGATTGGCAGATGCTCAAAGCCATTCATTGCAATTCTTGCAGCTATGGTGTGCTGACCATCAAAAACATAATATTTACCGTCTCGAAAGCTGACTTTTGGTTCATTTGCTACCGTTTCGTTAAAATTGGCTATAATTTTTGCAACTCTGTTTTCATTTATATCTCTTTGGTAATCTTCGCCCAATACCTTCAAGTTCTCGGAATTGATTTTTTTAAGAACGTAAAGAGTTTGATTTGTGCTTTCATTTGTTTTAATTGACATTTTCTTTTGCTCCTTCTTTAATCTTTAGAATATATTGATTTGCTTTCTCTAAAATTTCGAGAACCTTATTCAAGTGTTCGTCATTTAATAAGATATTGGGATGGTCCCAAAAGGTTGTTTGGCATGTTTCAATAAACATATTTATCGTTTCATCTAAAGACTCCAAAACACTTTCATCAGAAACAGGAGTTGCCGTGTTGTGCATATCTGAAACAATATTTTTTATTTCGCCAATGGTCTTTTTTTCTGTTTTTTTCTTTGGTGGTATTATCCGAAGGTTCTCGGTTAATGTTTTTCTTTCCTCAACAGGTGCTTTTGCAATTGCAGCAATTTGTTTAGCGGGCTTTTTTATTTGTCCAGAAAGAATTTCTTTTTTTATGCCTGGAACAACTTCTTCAGCCGCATCTACACCTTTTGCGAATTCGTCAGCTTTTTGAACATAACCTTCTGATACTCCACTTTCTGCGGCTATCTTCATTCTTGAGTAATGTGATGAATCTTTTTTCAACGGATACTTTTTATCCGTTGATTTATGTTCCTCACTTTTACGGTCTCCACCTTGAGCCATTTTTTCAGCATCATATCTTTTTCCTATAAGATACTTTTTATTGTTCGGTGTGAGATTCCTTCGTCCAAGCTGGTTGTTACACATCCAAGACATCGCTTCAAATTTATTTTCAAAATGTTTTTCAACCACGCTGAATTTTATAGTCGGATGTTTTAAAAGTATTCTGTAACGATGATGACCGTCTATGATGTATCCGTTCCACACAAAAAGTGGCGTATATATCTCTCCTTCAGAAATGATGTTTTTTTCAAGCAGTTCAAATTCATCATCAACAAGTGCCGGTATTAATAGTTCAAATTCAGGATTGATTTTTATGTTTTCAAGCATTTTATTCACCTCAAATATCAAGGCTTACATACAACGCTTTTTCAATCTCGCGCATCTCCCTTTTTGAGACTCGACCTAAATATTCTTTAAGTCTTGATTTATCAATCGTTCTTACTTGTTCAAGCAAAGCTATTGATTTTTTAGGAAGACACCCATTTTTCAAAGCAACATGAACAGGTAAATCCTTTTTATACACATTACTTGAGACCGCTATTACAATAATCGTCGGACTGTATCTATTCCCAATATCATTCTGAATCACAATAACCGGTCTTTTTCCTCCCTGCTCGGAACCTACAATCGGGTTAAGGTCTGCCAAATAAATATTTCCTCTTTTTACTTCCATTATCTTACTGCCTCCGGGTTGATATAGAATGTGTGGCAATCTGCTACATCGTCGTAATAACTGAAATACTCAGGTTCAATCATTTCGCCCTCATTTACAAAATATTTAAGGTAGTAGGTAAGAAATGGAATCTTTTTCAGATTCAAATCCTCAAGTTCAAGGAAGTCTTCAACGGTTATTTTATAGAACCAATCGAGATTGTCATTGAAGTCGTATGCTTCAAATGTATCAAGAACATACTGATGACCTTTTGATAAATCGACGAAAGATGAGTCTATAAAGCATTCGTTTTTACCGTATGAGTTTAACAACAGCCTTTTAAGCAAAGGATCAATCTCGTTTTCTCCTATCCTTTCAATCAGCTCAACGACAGTCATTCCTAACAAATCGTCCTCACTGAAAATGCCTTCTTTCTCAAGCAGCTCATTTTGTCTTTTGACGGTTACATTGCTAATTCTTTTCATTTGATTTAAATTCCTTTCTTATGTATTTACCGATTACACATTTTCTTCTCGATAAAGATGTATGTAAGATAGCGGACAAGCCATATAAAACTTGTCCGCTGATTTTATGTTTACATTCACCTTTATTTGTCCTCGACACCCCAAGGCTTGCGGGAAGTTATCACACGGCTGATAGCTATTCAGCTCCACAGGAATCTCACCTCCGGTCTTTACGTGCCGGCCACGACGGGTGTATCATTATTTCTTTTACTTGTCATCGCCATATCAGGAGCTACCTGATACTTGCAGCTTTGCTATATCGCTCTCTTGATAAATCAATGTCACGGCGTACACGCTACTCGGCTCGTAAGCAAAAGTAATGTATGTGATAAATGTGTATTCGGTTGTCAAGGTTCTTAAAGGAGTTTTTTGCCCCTTCACTTCTATACCGCACGAAATTTGAGAGTTTAACAACCAAAAAACTAAAAAATTTTTTTTAGTTTTCCTAAAACTATCAATTTCTTTTTATTTATTGCTTGTTGTGATACTCCTAAATAATCGGCATAAGCACTCTCTGTTAATGGTTTTTCACCTAAGTAGAGGCTATTAATAAGTTTCACTTCATCATCTGATAATTCTTTTAAAACTTCTTGCAAATGTTGCCCCATACAATGTTTACATACATCTGCTTCAACATTTGCACTTTCATCTGGAAGAACATCATGGAGTGTTATATCACTAATTTCTACGCCTTCCATTTCATCATCCATAGAAACCAATTTATAACCTTGCTTTTTTTCTTCTTCTCTTTTACGCCTTTTGCGTTCTTCTTCTCGATGCCATTCGTTATACTTTTCCCGGGTTACTTCCATAACAATCGTAGAAGTTTCACCATACTCATCTGTACATGCAATAAACTTTCTGTGTTTGTTTTCGGGCTTTCTTTTAAACTCAAGAAATTCTTTGCCTGTCATTTCAACCCATTCAGGATTGACACCATTGCAGGCTTCATCTTTCCATCTAAAATAAAGTTTTTTCATTTATGTAATCTCCGTTTCTAAATTTTTGAATTTATGTGTGGTTCAAAAATTTGGGAGATTACGGATATTCAGCTATGTAACAAAGCCATATATATAACATAAAAGTCCTTTCCTTTTAAAAGGGAAGAACTTCATTAACAAACTAACAGAGTATAGACATAAAAAAAGCACCAAATGAAATAAGACAGCTTTGTGCTTTCTGTTCTTATTTCACCTGGTGTTTTTAATTTTTTACTGTTCTGCCATTAAAACT